GCCCTGCCTTGTGCCAGAGCCTTTTTCTTTGCTCGTTCCCGGCTCGCCGCGTCCCCCGGGGTGTATGTGTAGCATTTCCCATTTTTGCCCCACTTAAAGCCGGGCTTCCCATTTTTCTGACATCGCATCACTGGCATAAATCATCACTTTCCTTTATAGCAGACAAAACAAAACCCCTGGTGTATAATTTAACCAGAGGTGTTTTTATGAACGATATGGAATGGTACATGCCCCAGGACAAACTGTCCGTCCACGTCGGCATCAATCATCGTATTGGTATGTTATATAAACAAAAGATGATTCCGACTTTAATCCGGCTCGGTAAAGAGCATACCCGCCTATTCTGGAAAGAATGTGGTTTTTCTTTTTATAACCCACGGCCAGGAACAAAAATCAGGTTTGGCAACGCCCAGTGGAATCCTGAATTAAACTGCTATTGCTATCAGAGTCGAATACCTATTCCAATGAAATTCAACGACCCCAAAATTTACGGCATTGCTGTGGAAGGAGCACCAAAGCCTGAGAAACTCAAAAAGAAAAGCACCTGATACTTTGTCAGATGCTTTCTATGCTCTCCATATTACTTTTTTAATTTCATCTGGCGAAACTTCTATAATTTCACCTTCTTCATCAGTTGGTTCCATCAGGTAACCCGGCGGCTTCTTGCCAACATAAACCACCGTACCTTCTCTGCCATCTTTAAGTTGTATTACATCATGTTCCTTAACTAACATAAGTATCACCTTTTATCAACGTAAATCGTTGTCAATCTTGGTTTTTCTGTTTCCTTTTCTATAAGCCAACCTGTTATAACCATTGCAGTTTTACCATTAGGTCCTGTCAATTCCATCTCCACTTCATACCTTTTGCCATATTTGGTATTGCCTTTATATACTGCTGGGTACTTTAGCAGATTGACTAAAACGTCCTCAATTAACTGTTCGTAGTTATTTATATTATACCCCAAAGCTTGCTCAAAAGCTATAGCCTTATCTTTTCCACCACCTTTATGCTCCTTATTCAGTGCATACCTAATGAGCTTTTCAGGTGGTATATAAGCATCCTCATAACCTGGCAACAGACGTTCCTTTTCTTCCCTTTCAAGCTCTTCAATCTCTTTATCCAGGTCAATATGCAAGCCGTATGCATGTAAACAACGAGGATGGAAGAGTCCGGCTGCTTTCGCCTCTTCGATGGTCGGATAACCTTTTGTCTTGCCGGTAATGCTCAATATCTTTCCTTCCCAGGGCCGGCACAGTTCACACGCTCCCCGGTGACTGCTAACCTTCACCAGGTCATAGCCTTGCTCTACCAAGCGGTTAGCTGTCCCCTGAAGATGTGCTTCCATTGTAGTAGTTCTTGCGACCATCTCCGCATAGGTCTTCATATTCCAGTTTCGGTTAGCAGCATCTTTGAATCCTGTTACCCCATGTTCGGCCAGTTGCTCACGGTAGCGCTGCGCTACCTGCTTCCAGGTGTCGTAACCTACCACGCTACCCCGAATGTTCTCCAAAGCCAGAGACCGGTAAATGTCTGTCGTCCGGCGGCCAATAACTTGAGCTACATGGTCCAAGCTTTGAAGTGTGTTTTCAGCCAGGACCTGCGCTGCTTGCTGGTGTATTGCACCAAAACCGGCCTTCACGGTAGCGCCTGCTTCTTTCAACATGGCATCGGCAGAATAAAGCCCCTGAGAGTATACCCGGGGGATCGCTTCCTCGCACCAAGTCCGGTTGCCTTCCCGCAATTGCTGTAAGATGGCTTCAATGTTCCGTTTCATCTGGGCCAGGTATTCTGTTTTATTGCCCCGCAGCAATGCCCTGTTTAGCCGGTCTAATATTTCCCTCTCGGCCTGCTCGTAAAACTTTACCAGCCGCTCTACCTCGACCTCACTAAAACGCCTTACGTCTCTTGGCATTATTCTTCACCTGCCGGCGGCGGTAAGTTTATAGCTGGCAGCTGGGTATTGGTCTGCCCTGCCTGCTCGCCCCGGATTCTCTCAATCTCTTCCTGCAGGGCTTCGCCTTCCAATCCATACAACCGCTTCAAAGAGCTTTCAAGGCTTGTCAACCCTGCTGTGTAGCGTTGTGTCTCATTTTGAGTAAGCTCCTGGTCATCGTCCGGCAGGCCATCGTTCCAGGTGATATGGATATTCTCCAGCACCACAGCCCCCGTCATTCCTTGAGCCTTTTCAAGAAGAGAAGCTAGCCAGAGGACTTCTTTCAGGGCCGGGTCAAACCTCATCCGGATCCTGTTCACTTTTGCTAAAGGCGCCATCATAAGCCGCCTTAGTGCAGTACCGCTTTCTGCAAGGCCAGCCTTCAATTGTCCGAATGCCGCAGCTGATGTTTCGCTCAGAATGTAAAGTTGCTCCATAAGCAGGTCAATTTGCTTAAATGCCGCTTCAAGTTGGCCGTCCCAGGTAACATATCCAGGAGGCTGCTCTCCCTGCCCCACAGGGAAATATTTGCCGCCGCCCCGGTATCCCCACTGCCCGGTTGCCGGGTCCTGTTCCAGTGCAGTGTCAGGCCCGTACATGTTGGGATCGGCATGTTTATCTAGAATCCTGCTTATCTGTGCTATCCGGACCTCAAGCTCCTGAATGATACTGTCCAAGTCGCTGTAATCGTCAAGGCCGGTTACTCTGTCGGTGGTAAGGATATTGTTTACCGGCACAACCAGGAATTCATCAACTCCGGTTTCTATTTCTTCCTGTTCCAGAAGCGCACCTATCATGCCATCTTTTAGTTCATAAAGTACAGTTGTAATTTTCCCCCGCTCGTGTATCTCCGTTTTCAGATACTTCTTTGTAACGGTTTTCCCCCGTTCTTGAGTATCTTCCTCGTAGGTCCAAGCAAGCACATGCGCCTGAATATCTTTAACGTTGTCCGGTGCCACCACCGGAAACCATATCGCCGGTTGCTGACCTTCGATTATGGCGCGGCCATCATAACGGACCTTAAAAAGCCCTGTACCATAGCGGCTCACGTCAAGGGCTACTTCATAGGCCACGTTTATAAGACCGTTATCCTCGATAACACGCTCCACCGCTTTCTGCTCCGGACTACCTTGGTCGCTGGCTGTTATCTTTGGCGGCTCTCCCAGCAACAGGTCCGCAAAAAGCGTGCTTAACCGTTTATGCCAGTTCAATACTATTTCTAAGGTGGCTTGCTGATCCTCCCGGAGTAATCGAATCCAGTCTTTAAACACTTGTTCATGTTTACCTTCAAAAAGCAACTTGTTTTGCGCATATCTCTCCAGCCGCTCCGCCTCGGAAGGAGGCGGCCATGGTTTGCCGGGTTGTAGGAAATCTAAACTTGTGAGCAATTATTTCCACCACCTTTACCAGCCGGGGGGTTTGGGAACGGGTCCTATTTGCGTTCTGCCGGCGATAACGATTCCAGCATAGCTTGTCACGTCCACCTGGTCGTCATGCTCACCGTTCGGGAACATGAGCAACTCGTCTTCGTATTCTCCGAGCCATGGCGCATTTTTCAAAAAATAAACTGTACCGGCCTCCATCCTGGCCATGACCGGTAAGGCTCGGATCTCTTTGTCTGTTTCTGCTTTTAAGTCTATAACCGGCAATCCTTTTCTTCTAAGCGTCTGAAACAACGTAAGCCCCATGCTCTTTGTTTCCACGCCCTGCAGTTTCGGATTCCAACGCTGGTAACCCTGCTCGAAAAGTTTCGGCTGGTCGGGACCTTCAAGCCGGGTTCGGATCACGTCTCGTAACAATAAATCTTTGTGTGGCGTAACAAGCCATGTCGCCAGCACGAAATAGTCAGCGCTTGTTTTGGTTGATGCAGCCGGATCGCAGGTCTGAAAGCACCAGCACCGGTTAATCGGGAGTCGCTTCGTCTCTTCTTCTTCCCCCGGAGTGTGCAAAACAACATGATCGTTTACAATCTCAAAATACCGGAACCAGGCGCGTTTAAATTTATTCCCGGCAGCAGGCCGCGGCTTCTGTTGATAAAGTGCCGCCCAGAGGTAGCTTCCCAGTGTAGTCTTTGTCGCCTGCAGTTCCGAAAGCGGATACCGCGCCGGCCAGAGCGGTTCGCCCGGCTGCCTGCCCAGCACATCATCTTTTTTAGCAAGCGCAGGCAGTTCAACAATCTCCCACTGTTCGCCGTCCTCTTTCATGGCCTTTTCTAGTTCGCCAGCCAGATCTTTCTCGTGCCACCTGGTCATCACCAGCACAATGGCACCACCTGGAGCAAGCCTGGTCCTGAGTGTCGATTTATACCAGTTCAGAACCTTCTCGCGAACCGTCTCACTGGCCGCTTCTTCGTAGTTCTTGAAAGGATCGTCTATTATCGCCACATGAGCACCGCGGCCTGTTATGGGTCCACCGACGCCGGCAGCCACCAGCCCGCCCCGGTGTCCCTGCACTCCCCAGCGGCCAACCGCGCCGCTGTCATCTGCAAGGTTAAGCCCCCACAGTTTCGGACCCCACTCCCGGAACGTGTTCCGGGCAATACGCGAAAAGTCGTAGGCCAGTTCGGCCGCATAAGAGCTGATAATTATTTCTTTGTCTGGATTACGGCCCAAATACCATGCCGGGAATTTCTTCGATACAACTTCCGACTTCCCATGTCTTGGGGGCATAAAAACCATCAAGCGGAGCAATTCGCCCCGCTCAACGGCCTCTAATTTCTCACATAATAGATTTAAGTGCGCTGCTGGCTGCCACAATCCACGTCCATCGTATTCGATGAACCAGGCGAGGCTATTCCGAGCGTCTTCCTCCCAGATCTGGATTAACTGCTCTTCGGAAAAGGTCTCTGGCTGCCTCACGGGCGTCAGGGTCGGAGATAATCCTTTGTGTAATGTCGTATTCATACCTCTGTGTCACCTGCCCCTTAACCTCCCCGCGGGTTGTAACGTCCCCACTGGCCAGGGCGATCTTGTC